TCTGGCGCCTCGATCCCGATTTCATCGGTCCGGTCGCCCCGCCCATGTGGCTATGGCTCCATGACCGAAAGAAGCAAGCCCTCTGGCGCGCCCGGCATGCTTTAGGCTAGAACCCGATTTGCAGGGGTCGGACATGGGCGCGCCATGGAACGGCTGTTCTATCATTTTAAAGACCAGACCGCGCCTGGAACAAGCGCGTACGACCCGCAAGACCCTGATAGTTATGATCAATATATCCGCGCGATGATGGCGGACGCGAAGGATTACGAGAACTCCTTCCTCTGCATCGATCGCCAGAACGCCCAGCTCTACTATTACGGCTACGAGCCCTGGATCGGCCCCTACAATCCCGGCCAGCCCTACATCGGCGAAGACCCCAACGCCACGCTGGGCGAGATCCTCAACAAGGATAACACCAACTCCCCCAACCGCTCGACCTACGTCTCCACCGACGTGCGCGATGCGGTGATGATGATGATCCCCTCTCTCATCAGGCTCTTCGGAGCCTCGGAGAGCCCGGTCTTCTTGGTGCCGCGCAATCAAGACGAAGTCGATATTGCCGAGCAGGGCACCGATTATGTGAACTATACGTTTTGGAATGATAATCCAGGTTTTCTCATTCTTTATGGCGCGTTCAAAGATGCTTTAACCCTAAAAACTGGTTTTGTTAAATGGTGGACTGACGACCACAAAGAGATTAAACGCAAGACTTTTCTTAACGTGACTGCAGAACAACTGCAGATGATCTTGTCGGAGGATCCGAGCGCCAAACTGATCGACGTCGGCAAGCCCGTCAAGACGCCCCCGCCGCAGATCCCGACTGCTCCCCCGCCGGGGGCAGCTCCTCCGGCGCCGCCCTCGCCTCCCACGGGTCCGGCGCCGGGGGCGATGCAGACCCAAAATCCTCCCGGCCCCAGCGGGCCAGCCCCGCCGATGGGGCCGCCCGGACCGCCGCCGGGCGCGCCGAGTCCACTCGGAGCGGCTGGAAACGCCAGTGGTCCTGGAGGCTCCCCGGCGCCAATTAGTCCACCCCCTGGCCCGATGGCGGGCGCCCCGCCGCCGCCGTTGCCGCAATCGCTCACCATGCCGCCGCCGCCGGTGTTCGATCACGCCACGATCGAGTTCGAAGTCTCGAAACCGATCATCAAGGTCGCCGGGGTGCCGCCGGAAGAGATGCGATTGGATCGCTACGCCAGAACCTTCCGCGACAGCCGGATCGTCGGCCACGAACGCATCGTCCCGGTCGATCAGCTGATTGCGATGGGCTACGACCGCGACCTTTGCCTGGAGCACATCCAGACCTCGGAGAGCGCCTTCACCGTCGAGCCGCAGTTGCGCAACGCCGCCCGCTTCATGGGCACCCGGATCGGCGATGGGGTCAAATATGGGGAATGGTATGTCCGCGTCGACAAGGATGGCGATGGCGTTCCGGAGCTGCGCTACATTTGCACCATGGGCGAGGACCAGCAGGTCGTCGCCGATGAGGAGGCGAACCGGATCAAGTTCGCGCTGTTTTCGTGTGATCCGGTCAGCCACACGATTGTTGGCGACTCTTTGGCGGACTACACGGAAGACATTCAGAGAATAAAAACCAATATGACCCGCGCCATCCTCGACAGCGCGGCGGAAAGCATCAACCCCAAAACCGTCATCAACGAACTCACCGTCACCGTCGACGACGCGCTCAACGACGACCTCGGCGCAGTGATCAGAAGCCGCGGCGATCCGCGCGACAGCGTGCTGTTCACCAACACCCCCTTCCTCGGCCAGCAAGCGCTGCCGGTGTTGGAGATGTTGAACGCTCAACTGCAGCGTCGAACGGGCTTGAGCGACGCCGCCAAAGGCCTCGATCCCAAAGCGTTGCAATCCTCGACCATGCTCGGGGTCGAGGCGGTGATCAACGGCGCCCAGGAGCGCATCGAGCTGGTCGCTAGGGTCTTGTGTGAGACTGGGTTCAAAGATCTGTTTTCCGGTCTGTTCAACGAGATCACCGAGAACCCGAACCAAGAGCGGACGTTGCAGATCCGCGGCAAGTGGACGCCCTACAACACCTCGACCTTCGATGCGACGATGTCCGTCGAGGTCAACGCCAATCTTGGCAAGGGCTCCGACCTCACCCGCATGCTGGCGCTCAATCAGATCAAGCAAGACCAACAATTGATCGTGACCACCTACGGGCTCAACAATCCGGTGTGCGGGATCCCGGAACTCATCAACACCATCACCGATATACTGGCCCTGGCCAACGTGAAAAATGTCGGGCGGTACTTCAAGACCCCGACGCCGCAACAGATGCAGCAGATCCTCAACGCGCCCAAGCCGCCCGATCCCAATCTGGTCGCCGCGCAGGCGCAGATGGAGAAGGTTCGCTCCGACACCGCCAAGGCGGTCGCCGAGCAGAACCTCAAGACCAAGCAGCTGCAGTCGGACAATGTGTTCAAGCATCTGACCCTGCAGGCCAAGACCGAATATGAGTTCAACAAGCTCGCGGTCGACGCTCAGAAGGCCGGGGTCGAGGGCGCGCACAAGCTCGGCCAGCTCGGCGCGACGTTGATGAAGAGCCAGTCCGACTCGGATCAGGCCGACAGCCAGAACCAGCTCGACATGGCCCAGCAGCAGCAGGCCTCCGACGATAGCGCCCGGCAGCATCAGCAGGCGATGACCCAGGCCCAGCTCAAGGCCGCTCAGCTCGCCAGTCAACACATGCAGAAGATGGCCCAAATCCATTCCGGCCACGTCCAGCAAATGACCGGGATGGCGGCCAACCATCACGCAGTGATGACTGGCCATGGGGTGCAGCAGATCAAGACCGTCGCGGGCGCGCTCGCTGGCGACGCCGATCGCGAGCACGAAGCGCATGAGAACGAGCTTGATCGCGGCCATGACGCGCTCAAGACCGCAGCCACTCTGACCAACCAGAAAGATTTGGCCAGGATGAAGCCGAGGCCTGCGCCGTGATCGCCAAGACCGATCCAGAGGTCGTCAAGGAGATCGCCAGGGAAGCGAGAACCATCCTCGACAACAGGGCTTTTCTGCAAGCGGTGATCGATCTGCGCAAGCAGTGGTTCGGCGAGTTGATGGACGCAAAAACGGATAGCCCGAAGGTGCTGGAGCTGATCGCGATGCTGAGGGCGCTGGAAGCCATTCCAGGCCGCCTCGCCAGCATGACGCACGATGCGCAGATGGCGCCGAGAGGACATGATGCCGGAAGGTTATGACGAGGCCGCAGTCGCGTTCTCGAACGAGATCGCGCCCCAGGTAAAACCGCGCGACAGCCGCGGCCAGTTCATTTCAGAGAACCCTAAGCCGGAGGCGATGTTCAGCCCACGGCCGATCGAGGGCGACCCGCTGACCGGAGACACGCGCGACGGCGGCGACAATCTGAGGCTGCGCGCGCGGGAAAGGGAGCTTGCAGATGGTCGGTTTGACGAGGGGCAAGACGGCGGGGATGAGACACGATCTCGCCGCGCGCCCGCCGAAGAAGAGCGGTCGAGTGGCCAACGACGTCGCGCCAATGACGCGCAGCGCCGTGATGCCGCCGCCGACGATGGACACCCAGGAGCCGAGGTTGAGCCGGAAGACTTCTGGGCCATCGCCGCCGAAGGCGACGACGTTCCACGGTCAGACCAGCTCACCGCGACCGAGGGCGACGGGCGGGACGCCGAAGGGGTGTCCGAGCGCGACGCCGAGGCCGAAAGGTTCGAGGTAAGCGCCGATGGCGAGACGTTCCACATCACGCTCGACGAAGCGTTGCGCGGCTATGTGCGTCAGCAAACCTTTCACAAGCGCATGGGGCAGTTGCAGCAAGGTCAGCGTGAGCTGGAGGGCGCGGTCAACACGTTGAGGGGCAATTACGCCCAGTGGCATCAGGATCGGCGGAATTACGAAGAGGATCTCGCCAACCTCATTCCCGCCGAGCCCAACTGGGATCAGGAGTTCGCGCGCGACCCCCAGGCGGCGCACGCCACCCAGAAGGTCTTCCAGACCATCTACAGCAAGCTCAACGCTTCGCGCGCGCTGCGCGTTCAGCGCGAGCAGGCCCAGGCGGCTGAGAATGATCGACAGGTGGCGGATTACGCGGTAAAGGGGTTCGAGCGTTTCGTCATGGATAACAAAATCCCTGACGAGCCGACGCTGAAGAAGAACCTGCAATCGATGCGGCGCACCGCAGCGGCGGCGGGGTTCAGCGAATATGAAGTCGCCACGGTCTATGACCCGAGGATGCTGACAGTCCTCCTCAAGGCGAGCAGGTACGATCGCATGATGGCGGCCCGGCCACGGGCTGTCGTTGCGGGCAAAGGTCGAACGCTACTACCGGGCGCCGCTACACCCCTCAGTGGGAATGGGCAACGGAAAGGGCTCGACGAAGCACTTCGCCGACAGGCGAGCAGCGGGTCGCTCGACGACACCGCACAAGTGTTCCGTAGATTGCTCTAACCCCGGAGACTTCCCTTGGCCAAGGTTACCAATGCCTTCACCACCTATATGGCGGTAGGCAACAGAGAAGACTTGAGTAACGCCATCTATAACATCGACCCGTTCGACACCCCGGTGATGTCGGCGGCAAGACGTCGCAACGTCAAGAACAGGTTCTTCGACTGGCAGACTGAGTTTCTACCTCTGGTGGCTCAGCCGACTGTGCCAGGCGCGCCCGCTGCGGGTCAACCCGGCGCTCCGAATGCGCAAGTCGAAGGTTTTGTTCTTGCTAATAGTCCCGCTCAGCCGACCATCCGGCTGCAGAACGCGACTCAGATCAGCGAGCGCGACGCCACCGTGTCAGGTTCGCAAGAGGAGTCGGACGCCGCGGGCAAGTCGAGCGAAATGGCCCATCAGATGGCCATGGCGTCGAAGGTCTTGAAATCTGACATGGAGACGGCGCTGTGCTCGCGTCAGGCGCGCAACGACGGCGTCGACGGCACCACCGCGCGGGTCACCGAGGGCTTCGCCCACGCGCTCGGGGCTGCGGTCAACAAGCAAGGGCAGGTCGGCGGCGCGGTCGCCCCCGACACCAGCCTGACTGGCTTGCCGACCACCCAGTACATGGCTTTCCCGGCCCCGGCGACGCCGGTGCAGCTGGCCGAGGACATGCTCGGCAACGCCATGCAGCAAGCATACGTAAATGGGGCGAGCCCTTCATTATGGGTAGTTCCGCCGGGGCCCAAGAGAACGGTCAGCACTTTTGTCGGGAGATCAACAACTCAGGTCTTGGTCGGCAAGACTGAGGTGGTGAGCACGGTCGATGTGATTGCGACCGACTTCGGCCGAGTGAAGTGCGTTCCTTCCCGTTGGCTCGCGCCCGACGTTGGATTGCTGATCGATCCCGATTATATCGCGGTCGGTTTCTTCCGCGCCTTCCGTCAGTACCTGATGGCCCGAACCGGCGACGCCGAGACGCGCATGATC